TGACTGCCTTTAAAGCAGCAACCAAGATGGACTTAATGTTGCACAGTAAGTGGGCACATATCCATCAAAAGAACATGAGCACTAACATGCATGATCACTATCCATGCGATGTTAGTTCAGCGTTCTATGTTTCTGTTCCAGAGGGATCGGGTAATATTTGTTTCCATCCTTCGCATAATAAATATCATCCCACGAGGGAAGTTTTTCAACCTCAGGAGGGGATGTTCTTAATGTTCCCTGGTACATTAGAACACTCTGTGACAAGGAATCATTCTGAAGAACCTAGGATTTCTCTAGCATTTAATTTCACAATAGTTAAGAACGAAGATGACAAACGGGACTAAAGTTCGTAAGCGGTCTGGACAAACTGAGAGTCTTGACCTGAACAAAATGCATAAGATGGTGGACGAGGCATGTAAAGACCTTGCAGGTGTGTCTGCCTCTCAGATTGAAATCAATTCTGGCATCCAATTCTATGATGGAATTACCACTGCAGAGATTCAGGAGATCCTGATTCGCTCTGCAAGCGACCTGGTTGACCTGGATAACCCCAACTACCAATTCGTTGCCGCTAGACTGCTCCTGTTCGCTCTCAGGAAGCAATTGTGGGGTCGTATGCATGAGCATCCTACTCTTGGGTATCATGCCCATCAGTGCGTCACTCAGGGTGTGTATGACAAATACTTTTTTGCTCACTACTCAGACGATGAGATTGAGAAACTGAATTCATATATCGATCATGATCGTGACTTTCTGTTTACATACGCTGGTTTACGGCAAGTTGTAGATAAATACCTCGTGCAAGATCGCAGCACTGGAGATGTCTATGAGACACCCCAGTTTATGTACATGATGATTGCTGCAACGATCTTTGCCGAGTATCCAAAGCAGAATAGGCTCGATTATGTCAGGCGGTACTACGACGCAATCAGCAAGCACAGGATCAACATTCCCACACCTATCATGGCGGGAGTTAGAACTCCACTTCGACAATTTGCAAGCTGTGTTCTTGTTGATGTTGATGACACCCTCGATAGCATCTTTAGCTCTGATATGGCTATCGGCTACTATGTTGCACAAAGGGCGGGAATCGGTATCAATGCGGGCAGAATCCGTGGCATCAACAGTAAAATCAGAGGCGGAGAAGTTCAACACACAGGTGTTGTACCATTCCTTAAAAAGTTTGAATCGACTGTCAGGTGTTGTACACAAAATGGAATACGAGGTGGCTCAGCGACTGTCCACTTCCCAATCTGGCACAAAGAAATAGAGGATATTATTGTCCTCAAGAACAATAAAGGTACGGAGGACAACCGTGTACGCAAACTCGATTATTCCATTCAGGTCTCGAAGATCTTCTATGAGCGTTTCATCAAAAACGAAGACATCACACTCTTCAGCCCTCACGATGTACCAGGTCTTTATGATGCTTTTGGCACTCCTGAGTTTGATGAACTATATTGCAATTATGAATCAGATAGATCTGTTCCAAGAAAAACTATTGGCGCTCAAAAACTCTTTCTCGATCTTCTGAAGGAGAGAGCAGAGACAGGTCGGATGTATATCATGAACCTGGATCATTGCAACACTCACTCTTCATTCAAAGATAAGGTTGAGATGAGCAATCTTTGTCAGGAGATTACACTGCCAACAAAACCGTTGAGTCATATTGACGATCCTGAAGGTGAGATTGCCCTCTGTATTCTGTCTGCAATCAATGTAGGCAAGCTTCGTAACCTGGATGAGTTGGAGGAACTCTGTGACCTCTCTGTGCGTGGTCTGGACGCTCTCATTGACTTCCAAGGATACCCAGTTAAGGCAGCAGAGATTGGCACCAAGAACCGTCGTTCTCTGGGCATTGGGTACATTGGTTTGGCACACTACCTTGCTAAGCACAAAGCAAAGTATAGTGACCAAGAGGCATGGCAATTGACTCATGACCTTACAGAAGCGTTCCAGTATTACCTGCTGAAGGCATCTAATACTCTTGCAGTAGAACAGGGTGCTTGTGGATACTTTGATCGTACTAAGTACGCTGATGGTATCCTGCCTATTGATACCTATAAGAAAGATGTAGATGGAATTGTCGCTAACGATCTGAAGTATGATTGGGAAACTCTTAGAAAGTCTATCACCACCCACGGTCTTAGGAACTCAACACTGTCTGCTCAGATGCCATCAGAGAGCAGTTCCGTTGTGTCAAACGCAACAAATGGAATCGAACCACCTAGAGGATATCTGTCCACTAAGAAGAGCAAAAAGGGACCGCTTAAACAGATTGTCCCTTCGTATGGTACTCTTAAGAATAACTACACCCTTCTTTGGGATATGGAATCTAATGAGGGTTATATTAAGATCGTCGCCGTAATGCAAAAGTTCTTTGATCAGGCGATCTCTGGTAACTGGAGTTACAATCCTGAGAACTATCCTGACAATGAGGTTCCAGTGTCGGTCATGGCAAATGACTTTTTGACTACATATAAGTACGGTTGGAAGACCTCATATTATCAGAACACTTACGACAATAAAACGGATGAAATAGAAGAACCTAAGGAAGACGCTGCAGCGGATCTATTAAAGAAATTATCAGAAGTAACGGAGTGCGATGCCTGTGCAATTTAAACTTACCGACGAAAAAAAGAAGACCTCTGTAGAGGCAATGACTGTCTTCAATACAGACGCTGTAGATATTAAAAAACAACCTATGTTCTTCGGTGCCCCCTTGGGGGTACAGAGATATGACTCATATAAGTATCCAGTATTTGACAGACTGACCCAGAGTCAGTTAGGATACTTCTGGAGACCCGAAGAGGTGTCTCTGCAGAAGGATCGTTCTGACTACCATACACTTCGTCCTGAGCAGAAACATATCTTCACTAGTAACCTGAAGTATCAGGTTATGCTAGACTCTATCCAAGGTCGGGGACCAGGACTGTCTTTCACTCCTTACTGTTCCCTTCCTGAACTGGAAGCATGTATGAATGTGTGGCAGTTTATGGAGATGATCCATAGTCGCTCGTATACATATATCATTAAAAATGTTTACAGTGATCCCTCAGAAGTCTTTGATACTATTATTGAGGACCAAAGAATTCTTGAGAGAGCAAGCGCCATTACTCAGGCATATGATGATTTCATCAATGCCGCACAAATGTATGGATCCAGCAACGATTGGATTCATGCACAAGAGGGCGCAGGGTATTTCAAAGAGAGCAGGTATGAACTCAAAAGAAAACTCTATCGTGCTGTCGCGAATGTCAACATCCTGGAAGGAATTAGATTCTATGTCTCCTTCGCGTGCTCGTTTGCTTTTGGCGAACTTAAGCTTATGGAAGGATCAGCAAAGATCATCAGCCTTATCGCCAGGGACGAGAATCAACATCTCGTAATCACTCAGAATATTCTCAACAACTGGGCAGCAGGAGATGATCCTGACATGCTGAAGATTGCTAAGGAAGAGGAAGAGTGGTTGTATCAGACATTTGATCAGGCAGTTCAGCAAGAGAAGCAGTGGGCAGAGTATCTGTTCAAAGATGGATCTATGATCGGTCTGAATGAAAAACTACTGTGCCAGTATGTTGAGTGGATCGCTAATCGTCGTATGAAAGCGATTGGTCTTAAACCAGTTTATGATATCCCTGCAAAGAATAACCCACTACCTTGGACACAACACTGGATTTCTTCTAAGGGTCTGCAAGTTGCTCCCCAGGAGACTGAGGTTGAGTCCTACATTGTTGGTGGTATTAAGCAGGATGTAAAGAAAGACACTTTTGCAGGATTTGAATTATGATTTCTACTGAAGAGAAAACCACTTTCACTATCCCTGAGGGGGTAGAACTTATTGATGATGCATTTTATGTGACCGAGACTCGCTTCATGTGGAAGAGTGTTCTCAAAGATGGTAAAGATTTTCTTTTCGGTTTAGATAGAGAAACTGTACTAGAGATGTCTCGCTGGCATCTCAAATGTCTTCAGGAGGGAACTCTTGATGACTACACTAGAGTCGTTAACGATGGCAAAGTAGGTGGCAAACTCTGAATTACCTGAGTGGAAGAAGAGGGCACTTCAAGATCCTAGTCTTCCCCAGAGACAATTAGATGTATTGATGCACGGTCCAAAGTCATTGACTGATGCTTGGTTCTTAGCTGCTATGAAATTTAAGTATGATAGACCTTATTGACGAGGAAAAAGTTTTTAGACCTGGTAGCAACAGGAAAGAAAGCACAGCACAATTTCATAAGACCACTGTTCTTATTGTAGATAACTTCTACGAAAATCCAGAACTGGTTAGAGATCTTGCGTTAAAAATTCCTCCAACATATCATACTCATAGGGGTGCATACCCAGGATCTATGGTCAATGCATCCTACGATATGAGGCAACTTGCTCCAGTTTATTGGGACTATATCGAAAGATACTTTCCTCATAAACTCTCTAAGGATTATGTGGACTGGAACATAGACAATGCTACATTCATGGTCAATGTAATGCAGAGTCCTGGTAACGAAGAGTTATATCCACACATTGATAATCCTTCTGGTGATAATTTTGCCAGTACAATCTATCTCAACACTCCTGAAGAGTGTTCTGGGGGAACTGGTTTCTATGATTACGATGAATATTATACTGGAATGGTAGATATGAAGTTCAATAGAATGATTTTGTATCTACAGAATGTTCATCACACTGCTATTATGAGGAAGGGATCATTTACTGGAGACCTATACAGACTTAATCAGCAGTTCTTCATCTAAATAAAGTATATCGTCGCCGCAGAGGGTCCTGGTCACAGTCAGGTAACCCTCTTTTTTCTTGCTTATAAATACTTTTACTGGAATCTGACACAGAAAGATGCTGCCTTCTGATATTTCTAAAATGGCACAGACCTTCAGCGACATTGCTGAGGGTAAGCAAAAGGACGATTCGTATCTAGAGACAGATATGAAGAAGCGTCGTAAGAATAATGAAAAGGCTGTCGAAGACATGAAGAAAGTGAAGGACGATACTGTCCCTCGCTGGATGAGAGAGAAATTGGAACTTGTAATTAGCGAGTCCTTCTACTTCAAGAGACTCATGGTCTTGGATGAGGATCTGGCAGAAGCATATCTTGTAATCGCAGCAGAATGTGTTCTCAGAGGATATGAAAGTCCCAGACTTATCGATAACATCGCTGAGGCAATCGATAAAGATATTGTAGGTCACGATTTCCGTTCTGGATTATTTGCAGTCAATCCTAGACTTCATGAGAGTCGTGACGCAGCAGAGAAGCGTCAGGCAAGAGCTATCATTAATGAGGTAACACCTGCTCCTAAAACGAACAAGGAGACCGATCTTGCTTATAGATCTGGTAGAGCACTTACCAACATGGGTCGCGACCTTGTACAAGGTGTGGGTCAAAGTTTTTCAAATATGTTTCGGGGCAAGCGTGACACTCCTGAGAACAATCCTGCTGCTTATAGACAGCAGCGAAGACTCAATAACATTGGTAACTTCCTGAGAACAGGTCAAGTTCCTACCAATAACAGTTCTACAACTCGTGCATCTACTCCTGCTGCACAGCAACAGATTGATAAGAACTCCAAAGAACGCGCTACTAATAAAGATTACTTTGGTACTGGTGCAGGTAATCCAACAGCACCACCTGCTAAACCAGCACCACCTGCTGCAGCACCAGCACCACCTGCAGCACCTGCAGCACCAGCAGCACCTGCAAGACCAGCGGCACCTGCTTCACCAGCACCTACTGCTGTATCGAGACCTGCAGCACCTAAAAAACCTAGCATCGATAGTTTAGTTAATAAAGAGTATGATCGATTAAGAAATCAACCTGGTGGAACGAAAGCAGGTGGTGCTGCAGAGAAGTTCGGTAAGGCTGTTTCCGCTGCAAAGTTTGGTAAGAACTTTGCAAAACCAAAGACTCCAAATCCTTTGATGTCTAAGACTTTCGATTCTTACGAACCAGAAGGCGAGACCATTGAAGAGAAGAAGAAAGGTCTCTGGGATAACATTCATGCTAAGCGTAAGCGTGGTGAGAAACCTGCCAAACCTGGTGATAAGGACTATCCCAAGACTCTCGATGTTGAGTCGGTAAGTTTCTATGACTGTGTTGTTGGATATCTCATCGAGAATGAGATGATCCAGACTGAGGATCAGGCACTGGTCATCATGGAAGAACTGACTGGCGAAGAGATCGCTTTCATTGTCGAAGCATATACCACTAAGCATGGTAAGAAGGCAATGGATTGGAATCGTAGTGACGACAAACCCAAGACTGTCGCCAAGAATCCTAAGATGCCAAAGAAAAAGGAGGGCAAGTGCGATTGCTGCGGCAATGATCCCTGCACCTGCTAAATAATCGCAACCAGTATTCATTATGGTTGATTATGAAAACCCCTGGATTTTTAACGGACACCCTTTTCTATCTTCGCACATTGACGATAGTGTCGGTTTCGTCTATCGCATTACAAATCTCCTCAACGGTAGGCAGTACATCGGCAGAAAATACTTTCACCAACTACGAAAACCTAGAGGTGGAGGTAGGCGCGTTAAAAGTGAGAGCGACTGGAAAAAATACTACGGAAGTTCTGATGAACTTAATGCAGAACGCCGTGCAGCTGGAGGTAATACCTTCTTCAAAAGGGAAATTCTTTCAGTCCACAGAACTAAAGGACGAGTTAACTTTGAAGAGACCCGCCAGCTCTTCCTTCACAATGTTCTGACAGAATCCTTGACAGATGGCACCCCCGCGTACTATAATTCCAACATCCTCGGAAGGTACTACAGGAAAGATTACTTTGATCATGATTAAATCATTGTTAGGTTTGTCCCTTTTCACCTCTGCTGCACTGGTGGCACCACCAGCAGTACAGGAGACAAAGGTCACTCCTATTGAGGTCACACCTACTGCCTGGACCTGTCCCGACTGCAGTCCTGAAGAGAAGTATGTCCTCGCAAAAATCCAAGAGAAAACAAAAATCTCAGATCGTAATGCTCTGGCAACAATTCTTGGTAACATTAAACAAGAGAGCAACTTCCGTGCCAATGTATGCGAAGGAGGGGCTAGAGTTCCTTACAACGATTGCCATCGTGGTGGTTATGGGATTATTCAGTGGACCTCAGTAGGTCGTTACGATGGTCTTGGGAAGTTCTGTTCTAAATACGATTGTGACCCCAGCACTCTGGAAGGTCAGACAGCATACATGCTGAACGAGCATACATTTAGACGCTACCTCCCTGAGTTTGAGGGTCGTGGTATGACAGTATCTCAATACATGGTCCCAGCATATTACTGGTTGGGGTGGGGCATCAAAGGTGCTCGTGAAATTTATGCATACGAATACACAAAGAAACTAGTCTGGGCATGATTAAAAAGATTGCAGCGGCACTCAAGCAGGTCCTTATTCCTGACTCTGAATTTGAGGAAGAGAAAATTGAATGTGCAATTGATGAAGAAGTTGTGGACTGCAGCGAAATGGACAGTCCTCCTTATGTCGGTGTGCCTGCTCCTGCTTTCTTAGAAGAGGATCCATGGTTCGCTCCTCCTGTTCTCTCTGAGAAGCAAGAGATTCTCCGTGCAGAACTGGAAGCAGAGGGTCAACTTCTCGCAGAGAATGAATCTCCAAAAGAGGTTGAAAACATCCACGAGTTGATGTATAATATTGCTACCAGCGCAGGCAAGACCACCGTACAACTCGATCCCATTGGCGGTTCTGAGAACTTCCATAGTGGTCCTGGTGGTTGGATGTCTGGCACTGGTTACGGTCAGTTCTCCTGACCCCTTTTTTGGTTCAGTAGCTCAGCTGGATAGAGCAACTGCCTTCTAAGCAGTCGGTCGTAGGTTCGAGTCCTACCTGAATCGCCTTTGGTCTATTATATTCTACCAATGAAAATCTTTCTCGATACTGCTGATACCGAACTGATTCGTAAATACTACGCCACTGGTCTCGTCGATGGTGTTACTACCAACCCTACGCTCATCATGAAAGGTGGTAGAGATCCTGATGAAGTGTATCAGGAACTCATTGACATCGGTCTGAGCGACATCAGTATGGAGGTCATTGGTACTGTAGGAGAGATGTATGAAGAAGCCATGCGTCTCTCTAATAAGTTTGGTGAGGCTGCCACTATCAAGGTGCCCTGCACTCGTGATGGTCTGATGGTCTGCAAGAAACTCTCTGATCAAGGAATCAGGGTTAATGTAACTCTGATCTTCTGTGCTGCACAGGGTGTTCTTGCTGCTAAAGCAGGTGCTACCTATGTCTCTCCCTTCGTTGGTCGTCTGGATGATCAGTCTGTTGCTGGTCTAGAGATCGTTCGTTCCATCTCTGAACTGTATCGCATCCATGGCATTAAGACTCAAGTTCTTTCTGCATCTATCCGTAGCGTCCAGCGGGCAGTTCGTTCCTGGTATAATGGTGCAGAGATTGTTACCATGCCACCTAAGATCTTTGACCAGATGTATGATCACATCTTGACTGACAAGGGTCTAGAAATCTTTGATAAAGATTGGGCGGACTTCCAAGCATCTCAGGGTAACTGATGAAAATCAATCTTTGGTATTGTAAGCGCATGGAACAATGGCGCTGGACACTCACAACTGAAGATGGTGTTGTCCCTGTTAGACAGGAGGCAGGTCAAAGATCTGACCTCCGTCAGGCAATGAACGATGTTGCAGTTACCGTAGAATACATGATGAAAGAAACGCCAAACTAGCTCAGCTGGATAGAGCAACTGTTTTGTAAACAGTAGGTCAACGGTTCAAGTCCGTTGTTTGGCTTGCTACATATTATAGGTACATACGAAATTATGGCACTGTCGAAAACGGTTGAAGACTCTCTGTTGGATGCTGAATCTAGTCTCAGAAATGCTCTGGCATACGCCGCTCGCAATGAAAAACCATTTGTGAACAAAGCAATTGCTACGATGATTCAAGAAATCGAAAACATTATCCATGCAGACCAATTCTTTGATACCATTCAGGAACTGACTGACGACTGATGATTGCTCATATTATCGATGACTTGTATGACTTTACATTTTTAGCAGAGTTGGAACATACTCTG